ATGGTGACCAATTTATATTTAAACAGGAGAAAAAATGACAGTTTCACTACCAACCGCCTACCAACAAGTTATCCATAAGACAAGATATGCAAGGTGGATAGAAGAAGAAAATCGTAGAGAGGATTGGCATGAAACTGTCGGCAGATTTGTTGACTATGTAGTAGAAACTTTAGATAAACACAATAATTATAAAGTTTCAGATAAATTAGCAGAAAGAATACGGCAGGCAATTCTTCATACCAATGTAATGCCTTCTATGCGCGGCCTAATGACCGCTGGGCCAGCGCTTGAAAGAGATAGTACTTGTTTATATAACTGCTCATATCTCCCAGTCGATTCACTAAGATCATTTGATGAGGCCATGTATATCCTTATGTGTGGCACAGGTGTTGGCTATTCTGTAGAGTCTAAATATGTAAATCAACTTCCTGTAATTAATGAGCATTTTGAGAATTCATCTACAACTATTGTCGTAGATGATTCAAAGGCTGGTTGGGCTAAGGCTTTAAGAGAACTTATTGCTTTACTTTATCAGGGACAGATTCCATCATGGGATGTATCTAATGTTCGTCCTGCTGGTGCAAGACTAAAGACTTTTGGCGGAAGAGCGTCTGGACCAGAGCCATTAGAGCGTTTGTTTAAATTTACTGTAGAAACTGTTCGCGCCGCCGCTGGAAGAAAACTTACTCCATTAGAGGCTCACGATATTATGTGTAAGATTGCAGAGGTTGTTGTTGTAGGTGGAGTAAGAAGGTCCGCAATGATTTCTCTGTCCGATCTAGAGGACCGAAATATGGCTGCTGCAAAGTCTGGCTCATGGTGGGAATATAACGGACAGAGGGCATTGGCGAATAACTCTGCGGTATATGAATCAACTCCAAGTATGGAAGTATTCATGGCAGAATGGAAGGCTCTCTATGATTCAAAAAGCGGTGAGCGAGGAATATTCTCTAGAGATGCTGCCAAAAGAATTGCTGCGGTAAATGGTAGGAGAGATGCTACTGCCGATTTTGGAACTAATCCCTGTAGTGAAATTATCCTTAGGCCGTTTGAGTTCTGTAATCTTACAGAAGTAGTGGTTAGAGACTCAGACACCCTAGAAGACCTTTTAGAAAAAATAGAAGTTGCAACTATCCTTGGAACATTCCAGTCCACCTTTACAAGATTTAAGTATCTTAGAAAACAATGGCAGAAGAACTGTGAAGAAGAAAGACTGCTTGGCGTCTCTCTAACAGGACAATTGGGCCATAAAGTGCTTAATGGAAGTAAAGGGCAGGATAAACTTATTGAGTGGCTTAATGCTATGAGAGAAAGAGCCGTAGAAATTAATGCTCAAATGGCTAAGGAATTAGGAATTAATCCCGCCGCTGCCATAACATGCGTTAAGCCTTCTGGCACAGTCTCTCAATTAGTTAACTGTTCTTCAGGTATGCATCCTTGGCACAATGAATTTTATGCTAGAACTATTCGTGGCGATAATAAAGATCCAATTACTACTATGCTAAAAGAGTTTGGAATTATTAGCGAGCCCGATGTAATGAAGCCATCAGACACTACAGTTTTTACTTTTCCTGTAAAGGCTCCAAATGATGCTCTTACAAGAAAAGATCTTACCGCCATAGAGCATTTAGAACTATGGCTTACCTATCAAAGATACTGGTCAGAGCATAAGCCTTCTATTACTATTTCAGTTAAAGAAAGTGAATGGATGGCTGTTGGAGCGTGGGTCTATGATCATATGGATGAACTTTCTGGAGTCTCCTTCCTTCCATACTCAGATCATACATATCAGCAGGCACCCTATCAGGATATAACCGAATTAGAGTATAATGAATTATTAGAAAAAACTCCGAAAGATATCGACTGGACTTGGCTTTCATACTATGAAGCATCAGATGCTACTACTGGAAGTCAAGATCTTGCCTGCGTTGCTGGGTACTGTGAGGTAGTAGATATTAATTCGGCATGATGGAGGATATAGTATGTCTTACAGCAGAATTATTTTGCAAGACTCTGTAGATATAGTTTGGCCTCTAGACGATTTAACTCCTACTAGTTCTTATTCAAACTCTATAAGTTTTGCTAGTAATATAGCACAAAGTTTCACCGCCTCTGTGAATGTTGACAGAACAAATATTGTCAACAACCCAATAGTTTTTGGCGGAGGGATTAGTCTTTCCTTATCTAGTTCATCCGTGGGCCTATCTCTTCCAGCCATTAATAGATTCTCTGAATTATATGAAAACAAAAACTCTTGCATAGAGTTTTGGTTTAAGCCAAGTAGTTTATCTTCTGTAGAACAGACTATTTTTAAGAAAAGGAACTATCCAAATGTGGGCCTCTTTATTAAAGATAATTATCTTATGTTTAGATATGGCACTAGCGCTAGTTATATTGAAGTATCAGCAGACCTAGACTCTTCAGATGACTCCAATCATTTAATTCTTTCAAAAAGTCCTACCGCACTTACCATGATTCTTAATGGGGCGACATACTCTAATCAGTTGCCACAGAATTTTTCCTTAGAAAAAGACTCTAGTCACATAGATAACGATTACTTAGATTTCTATGGACCGCTCAGTAATTCTTGGGTAGTAGATTCAATAGCATACTATTCTAATCTTTTATCTGAAAATGATGCAAAGAGACATTATGTTTATGGTTTAGGTAAAAATATTGGTCAAGATGTTTTTTATCATCGTGGTGGTAATTTATACAATCTATCTACTATCGACACAGAAAAACTATTAAAGATAAACTGGACCTATCCACAAGAATGGCTAAATTTAAACATTAGTAATCTACGACATGAAAATGATGGGTTAAAATCTTTATACTTCTCAGATCCAACCTTCTATTCGTATGATGAAAATATTACAAAAAATAACAATTCAATATCATTTAAATCTACTACTGGCTCTACCACCTTGGCTGCGTATATTGATGTAAAAGAACTATTCAATAAAATAGATTCTGGGCAGAGCCCCCTATTTGTAAAAATAAAACTTGACGGTCCATTGCCTAAAGAAAATTCTTCTCAAAGAGTTTTAACATACGGTATAACTCCAGATAAAGAAATTATGTACTTTGATTTATATAACAATACTGGATCTTATCAGTTTAAGGTGCAGGCGTTTGATTTTTCTACAGAGTTTAATGTTATTGATGCAGAATCTCAACCAGATATTTTTATTGGACTCTCTTTTTCCAATAAATCATTATTTTATTTTTCTCAAACTGGATCACCTGTTTACACCGCATCATTTAATTATTATGATGCCTTTGGCTTTGGATTAGACCCTCTTATAAATTATTTCCCACCAGCATCCAATGCAGTAATTAGGGTCGGCAGTAGATTGCTATATGACAATAATAATTTTTCTGAAAATATTCCAGGCATAGAACAGTTCTATGGAACATTTAAAAAATTATTTGTGTACGACCCTTCATTTTCAGCATCTATTAATTTCTCACATTTAGATTCATACAATAACTCAAAATATCAAATATCATACGATAGTCAATTTAAAAGATTTAAAACATTCTCTTACGGCAACGCTAATTTTAATATGTATGGTATTGATATGGCTGAATTTATAGATGACTCAACACAAACAATAGGGGCTAATGTTATTAATTTTGGATATCCAGATATTCAATCATCATCACAGGTTCAGTTATTTGTTACACATTTAAACTACAGCGGAAGCGTTATTTATCCAAAAACCTTACTGGGCCAGAATAACTTTTTAAGTTTTATAAATAATAAAAATCTATCAGGCACATACCTCAAGTTTGATATAGATATCAGAGCAAATGATGCCTCATATTATCCACCTAAAATTAAATATTTTAATTTAGAAACATATAAAAATAACAATGGCAGGGTAAGCCTGAGAGATGATTCTGGATCTAGATATACTTTACATCCATCTGCTGCATCAACTGTATACTTGCCAGAAATAAAAAGAACTCCAACGGTGTATCTTACAGATAATTCTGGAATAAAACTTAATGACTCCATTGTAGAGTTTACAGAGAATATATCCCCTAGGCCATTAGATCCAAGAACAATAGAAGGGTTAGTTATTTGGCTAGATTCTAGGTTTGTTAATGGTTTAGATTCAATAAACCCAATAGACGATTCTAAAGTAACAGTATGGAAAGATCTTTCTGGCAATAACTTTGATGCAGTTCAGCCAGATTCTGCCTCTGCACCAACATTTAGAATACAGTCTTTAAATATTCTTACTAACAATCAAGGTAATGGCGGAGAAGATGGCTCTATAAATAATATTTTATCAATTAACTGCTCCGCTTCACCATCTCCAGAAGGTGCTGTGCAAGGATTAAGAGGAATCAAAATTACTCCAAACGGCTCCTCAACCAATTCCTATATTGATCTAGGGAGAAATACTGCATCATTTACTTTAGCGCCTAATCAATCATATAGCGTCGTAGGATCTATAAAAATGCTAAGACCTCAAACAGCATCATATCTTCATTCAGATTCTAGAAAAATTGTTGTTTATACCACTGATGGCACTACTGAAACATTTACAGCATCTACTTCTGCCGCCTCAAATTCTGCTAGCACTACTAACCTGTATGCTGAATTTATTACTGCGTCAAATGTAATTGGAGCAAGTATTAGGTGTTATAACGGATCATTTAGTGTAGATGATGTAGTTTACTGGGATAATATCGCTGTATATCCAAGACAAAGTGGATCTTATGTAAATGAGTGGAAGATTCTATTAACATCAGATAGCGACTCACCAATTATTAAATTTAATAAAATATCTAGTTTAATTTCATCTGCATCTGCTGGACCAATAATGTCTATGTATACTGTTTCTAGACAATTTCAAAATGGATCTAATAATGTTTTATCTTTAAGTATTATATCTGGCTCTTATAGCCCATCCTATATTCAACTTGGATCTGCAAGTTCTTTTGTAGACTACTCCTCAGTAGTAATATTCAATGGAGAACTAAGTAATTCAAATAAAATGTTAATAGAAGATTGGTTAAAAGAGTCATTTAATATCAACTAGGATATAATACATATATGGCTATTCCACCTATTAGACAGCATGGACAATCAGGACATTTACAAGATCATAATGATTTAAGAAATACCTTAAATACGCACGACGGGTATTTAGATCAAGGTGTAAAAACTACTGACTCCCCTGAATTTGGCGGGATAAAATTTGGTGAAACATTTCATTCTTCTGCCGTTATTAATATAAGCACTAATATATTAATAACGATAGATTCATTTTCTGCTAGTGCCTATAGAAGCGCAGAATATAATATACAAATAAGTCAAGGGACTAAGTATACAAATTTAAAGTCTACAGTCCTTCATGATAGTACAAATGCGGGTATATCAGAGTATGGGAAAGTAGAGATGGGCGGTAGTATCCCGTATACTATATCCGCTGATATTTCTGGGCCTAATGTTTTGCTTTCATGCACCATATCAGATGGAGATGTTTCTTCAGCAGTAGTCAAGTTTTTTAGAACAATAATAAACTTATAATGATATAATTTTATTACAAATTCATTTCTTGTGAGGTTACTTATGGCTACTGTAAATAAAGACTTTGTTGTTAAGAATGGAGTTGTTGCTGGCGGTACTGTTCAAGGAACCCAGATAATATCAACAACATCCTCTCTTCCACCATTTACAATAACCTCATCTGCTAATGTAGCCAATCTTAGTGCAGATCTTTTAGATGGACAGCATTCTGGATACTTCCTTGATTGGACAAACACTACAAATAAGCCAGATCCTACTATATCCTTCTATCTCGCGGGAGCCTTGACTGGATCAGGTACAGTCACACTTAATGATTTAGGCAGCGCTTCTCTAGTAATTTATGATGCTGGAGTAGTTGCAGACAGCGTTACTTTAGGAATTGAAACTTTTGGCGATTATGTAGAATCTATTAAAGCGGGTACAGGCGTAACAGTTAGCCATACTTCAGGTGAAAGCGCAAGCCCAACCATTTCTATTGGTCAAAATGTTTCCATTGGAGCAAGCGTCACATTTGCTAATATTACTTTAGGTCAGACTTCTGGAGCCCCAATAATTGTTTCTTCCTCCTCCCTGATTTCTAATCTTAACTCTCAGTATTTAGGGGGGTATACAGTAGATGAACTTATTAGTATGGGTGGGGTTCAGTCTGTTACTGGCACAGCAAATGAAATAACAGTTTCTGCATCTACAGGAAATGTACAGGTTGGGCTCCCAGACAACGTTAGTATTGCTGGCTCTCTTACTGTTGGAGAAAATCTTATTGTTACTGGTTCAACAGTCGTTGTTAATAGCACAGTAGTCACCATTGATGATCCTGTATTTACCTTAGGTGGAGATACTGCTGGAGTAGACGACAATAAAGACCGTGGTATCGAATTTAAATGGAACGATGGGTCCAGCCCAAAGGTAGGCTTCTTTGGTTTTGATGAGTCATCTGGCAAGTTTACCTTTATTCCTGATGCTACAAACTCTTCTGAAATATTTAGTGGCACAAAGGGCACTCTTGACGCTAATGTTGAATGGGCTGATATTCTTAGTAAGCCAGACCCATCTCTTACATTACTTGGTGATGTAAGTGGTAATGCTACATTTACAGATCTAGGCTCTGCATCACTTACTGTTACAGTAGAAAAAGATTTCAATCTAGTATTCACTGGTGATGTAACTGGATCTGGTACTGTATCCAACCTTGATAGTGCAAGTATCACTCTTACTATTTCCGCCGACTCTATTTCCTTAGGAACAGATACTACAGGGAACTATGTTGATGGTATTTATGGGACACCTAATCAAGTAATTGTCGCAGGCTCGGGGGTAGAAAGTGCGTCTGTAGTACTTAGCCTACCTCAAAGCATTGCTACTACATCTACCCCAACTTTTGCTGGAGTAAATGTAGCCAATGGATCTGTAACATCATCTTCAGTTACACTTACTGCAAATAGTACTCCTACTACTATAGATACTTTTGCAGTATCATCTATCACTACAGTAGAATATTTTGTGCAGGCCAAGCAAGCAACTAAGATGACTGCAACAAAGGTCACTGTCATGTGGGACGGTACAGATGTTTTGGTCTCTGAATACTCTATAATTGATTCTGCGGCAGGAGCAGCAAACCTTACATTTACTGCAAGTGAGTCTGGTGGAACTGTGTCGTTCACAGCATCTTCTCCAGACGCAGCATCTACAAATATCGCTGTAAAGGTTGTAAGAACTGCTATAAACGCATAATAATTTAAACGAGGGGATAGGGAACCTTGGCTACGCAAAATAAAGACTTTAAGGTTAAAAACGGCCTAATTGTCGGTAACTCTACTAACCTTGTCAACTACACCTCTGCATCCCCCTCAAATCCATTTCTTGGACAACTTTGGATTGATGAGCCATCATTATATGCATGGTCTGGCTCTGCCTGGACATTAGTTGGTGATGGCAATTCTGGAGGAGGCGGCGGAACAGCATCAGGAACTCCATTAAATATACCTAATACATTAGTTTCTAGAAGTGCTAGCGGATCATTTCAAATAGGGGCAGTTGATTTTCATACCGCCTCACCTACTGCTGACGCTATAGGCAGAATGACATGGAATGATGGAGAGGGTACTTTAAACTTAGGCCTTAAAGGTGGAAATGTTAATTTACAAATAGGTCAAGAAGAAATTGCTCTGTGTTATAACGGAACTGGATCAACTTTAGTTGACGGTCAAGTTGTTAGAATTGTTGGAGCCCAGGGGCAAAGACCAGAAATCGCTTTAGCAACAGCAGCGAATGAGGCGGGGTCATCAAAAACATTTGGTCTAGTTACAGAAACAATATTAGATGGACAAGAAGGCTATGTCGCTACATTTGGAATAGTTAATAACATAAATACTTCTGCGTTTTCTGAAGGTGATGCTTTATGGCTATCTGCTAGTGCTGGAAAATTTACTAATGTAATGCCCACCCAGCCATATCATGGTGTATTTATTGGATATTGTCTAAAAAGCGCTCCATCTTCTGGAAGGGTCTTTGTTAAAATTCAGAATGGATATGAACTTAACGAACTTCATAATGTTTTAATCACTTCATTAACAGATAAACAAATTCTTTCATATAATCAGTCAGCAAGTTTATGGGTTAATAAAAATCTTGCTACCGCTATTACAGAAGTAGACGGACCAGGATCAGGTATAGATGCTGATTTATTTCATGGATTTGAACCATCATTTTTTGTAAATACATCTTCTGCTGTACAAGAAAAAACAGGAAACTTTACTTATCACGGCACATTAACTGTAAATGAACTAGTCATATCTGGAAGTGCTTTAACAATAAGTACTGCAAACGTTGCTGTAGAAGATTCTGTACTTCATTTAGCGAATGAGCAATATAATTCAGATGGGCTTGACATTGGTTTTTTTGGATCTTATGGAGATTTAACAACAACATCTGCAAATCATTACCATGTATCTTTTGCTAGAGATGCTTCACAAAATAAATGGAAACTTCTTTCTAAAAGCCCCGCTCCTGTCAACAATGTTTTTGATTATTCAGACCCAAATATAGAGTTTGGTGTTTTACAAATTGCGGCACTAGAAGTTTCTTCAAGTGTGGTTGTTACAAACTTTAATGCTGATATGTTGGACGGATACCATGGAGAGCATTTTCTTGGTGCAGCAACAGCATCTACAACATATTTAACTAAAGCAAATGCATCTGCTACATACGTTACTCAACAAGAATTTAACAATCTAAAGATTGCAACCATTATGGGAATTTACTGATATGAATGATATAATTTATAGAAAAGGAGGTTTAGGTGTCAACTTATAATCTTAAGGAACTAGTTCCTGCTAGACCTCTTCCTAGTTCTGCCAGTGTTCTGTATACAGTCCCCGCGCTGACTCAAACGGTAGTTAGACAGATAATTCTTGGAAATACTACAGCCACAGACCTTACCGCAACAATTTACTTTGTACCAGATGCAGGAACTCCGTCTACGTCTAACTCAATGTTTCCAGAAGTTATTATTCAGGCAAATAGTGCAGTAACCATAGATATTGCCAGCGTTCTGCCAATTGCCTCATCTATACATGCCAAAGCAAGTGCTTCTGCCTCTATAAACATTCATATATCTGGAGTAGAGGTAGGTTAATGTCTATAGAAACTATTCCTCTTCCTGGAGCATATAATACTCGCGGAGGGCTTGCAGTATATGGGCCTGGAACAGACGGAAATATAGTAATTACAGGCACGGTCGTTTTGAATAGAGACATGTATTACAATAACCTTACAGTATTAGGCGGCGCTCAACTAGATACTAATGGATACAGGGTGTTTGTTAAAGACACTTTAAACATGGCAGACTCTTCATCATTAATTGGAAGACTATCTAATAAAGTTTCTGTTGGAAGTATATTAGGAGGCGCACCGTCTGGGATTAAAGCCTCAGACACTTTGGGGGGTAACGGGGGGCTGAACCCTGGACAAAATTTTTTTGGCGAAGCAGAATTTTATAATTTTTCCCAGGCTATTGCTGGATACAAATTTGACGCCGTTGCTGGAACATTAAGATTTCTTATGGGCGGATCTGGGGGAGCAAGTGGAACTTTTGGTGCAAGTGGTGCTACTGGATCTTTTACTCTGGGAACTGCTGGAACTTCTGGGTCTTCAGGATCATTAGGAACTAGACCAGGGTTTGAGAATGTCGTTGGGGCGTCTGGTGGAATGGGGTATTCTGGAACTTCAGGGTCCGCAGGAACGGATGGAATTGGGGGTCTTGGAGGTTTAGGTGGATCAGGAGGGCTGGGTGGCGCTGGCGGAGGTGTAGTTATTGTTTCTGCAAGGAATATAACTGGTTCTGGAATAATTAGAGCAGACGGTGAATCTGGTCAGGCAGGAAACCCAGGATTTCCAGGAAGCCCTGGAAGCCCTGGAAGCCCTGGAAGCCCAGGATCACCTGGAAGCCCTGCCCCAGACTTTTTTACACCAGAATATACTTATGTAACGGCTAATGCATATTATGTAATAAATGCAGATTCTGCATATAATACTCCTAGCACTAATCCTACAACTTATAACCCTGTAAATTTTTTCCCAGTTAATTATGGAACATTATACAATGCTTATGCTGGTGGAAATTCCTATATTCTTCCAGGGGCATTAATTCCTGGAAATGCTTTTGGAGGTAATGTCAATCCAGGAAACGCGCGCCCTGGTAATTTTAATCCACGAACTCCTGGCCCAGCATCAGTGCGATGGAGGGCATCTAATCAAAATCCTACAACATATAATAGACCTACAACAAATCCAATTTCTTATAATAGGCCTTCCTATGGAAGGCCTACACTATTATATAATGAAATAACTGGAGGCAATGCATATAATTTTGTTACTGGAGGAAATTTTGGGGGAGGAAACCCGATTCCTGGAAACGTAATTCCAGGAAATCAATTTTATTTTTATACCACAACATTTGTTCCTGCAACTAATGCCTTTGAACCATCCGTGTTTCATGCTGGAGGGGGCGGAGGCGCTGGAGGGGTGGGGGGAATTGGAGGAATTGGAAGTGCTGGACTACCAGGATCTCCAGGAACCTCTGGTTACGCAGGGGGTGGAGGCGTAGTCCTATTGATTACTGAAAATAATGTTCCTGAAAATATTGAAATTCGCGCCGCAGCAGGAGTAGGCGGAGGCGGAATGGCAACATCAGGAACTGTTATAATAATAAAAAACGAGGCGGTAAAAGATGGCAATTAATAGTTATGGAAAATCTGCATCAACAACATTTATTCCAGACCCTATTTATGGATCTGGAAAGGATGGTAATTATACTGCTTCCGTTAATCTTTCATTATCCAGAGATATATACTATAACAATTTAACAATAAATAATGGTATTCATATTAATACCGCTGGATATAAAGTTTTTGTTAGAAATATCTTATTATTTAATGGATCAGTCTCCGAAGACCCTAATACAAGTATAGGTCTAAAAAATGGATCTAGTATTGTTGGGTCTTTAGGAAGAGGGTTTACTGCCTCTGTATCGAATGGTCTGGGTGGTAATAGTGCCAGTTATTCTGTATTTAGCCCCTCTGCTATATTTGGTGGCGCTGATTACTTTGATAGACCAGAATATGCTGTAGAAGGCTACATTTTAAATGCTAGTCAACAGACCCCTCTTCCCCTAAATGGTGGCGCTGGAGATTTAACTAATCCTGGAGGAGGGGTTGTTGTAGTATCTGCAAGAAGAGTGTCTGGAAAAGGAACTATATATGCCGATGGATATAATAATGGGTCTGCCTATTTAACGGGCGGAGGAGTGATTGTTTATTGCTCTAATAAAATAAAGCCTTCATCAATTAATATCAACACGTTAGGATATACAAGTGGGTCAGCCTTACAGTTTGTGGTGTAGCCAATGTTAAAATATTTATATATTCCTGAAAATTTTGATTTAGATGAGTACATAGATTTTGCAGTATCGAATAATTTTAATCAAATTGTACATGGACCGTCAGACGTTATTAATAATTTTATTATTGTTTTTGATGAAATACAAGAAATAAAAATACCTGAATATAGAGAAATATTGAATAAACATTTAGTATTTAAAGAAAAAGAAAATTTTAAATTAATTTTGATCGACGAATTTGTAATAAATAATGAGTACGATATTTCTCATGTTGAAATATATCGACTAGACGATATAGATTTAAATAAAAAAGAATTTATTTTACAGAAAAAAATGGAAAAAATAGACGAATGTTTGTATGAAGCAGATATAACTTTAGATTTATATGGAGAATATATATTTGAAATATTTTATGAAGTAGACAGAACCGTCAGAGCAGTGGGCGAATCAGTTTTACTTAAAGACTCTATAGTAATTTATAAAGAGTATGAAAGAAATGAAGGGGAAATCAATGACAAATTTTTTTTCGACTGACGTAAAAGAAAAAATATTGTGCCCAGGAATAGTTTTATATGAAAATGTTTTAGATATAACAAAAGAAGATATAAAGTCTTGTTCAACCGTTTATGATTATTTGAATACTGACGAACAAAAATATTTTACAAAAGATATAAAAAATACATTTTTCTATGGATTTGAAAAAATAGATAAAAAATTTTTTGCAGAAACTGTTCAAAAATCAATACTATACTATTTAGCAAAATATTGTGATATATATGAAGAAGCGATATACGCTATACAGTGGCAAGAAAATATTTTTATAGATATAGAAGTTTCTGGTGAACAAGAATTTATTTATAATACAAGCAGATCATTTGTCGATGATAATAAACAAATAAGAAATACACCATTCAGCCGACAGATTGCGGTAGAAGTATGCATAGACGATGATTATATTGGTGGTAACGTAGAGTTACAATATTTTAATAATTTTAAAATAGATAAACTATCAAAAGGAAGTATTTTACTTTATCCATCAAATTATTTGTTTTCTAAAGTTCATAAGAGTATAATCAAAGGAAGAAAGATAACATTAACAACCTTCTTTAATGGGGGAAAAGATTTTCTTGCAGAAGAAAATTCTTTAGAAAAATATGATGAAAACTTTTTGTTTTCATATATGAGGTAAAGGGAAAAGATGATTTTTGTTAATTCAGATAGTAGTATTGTCATACCTAATGATATAAAAATTAAAACATCTGCTGGAGCGATTGATCTTTACCAAAATATATTTAGTAAAGAAATAGGCCTCAGGATGATTGAATCCTTTGAAAACGCTAATAAAGACCCTTTATGCCCATTAATTTATTCAAACGCTAGCATTGGAAACGGCGAAGATGGTGGGCAGATTAGATCTAATTTGGTTATGGGTTTGAATAATCATAAAAATATTTATAACACAGAATGTTTTTGTGAAATAAACTCAATTGTAGATTTTATAAAAGAAAAATTATCTTTATTTGTTAAATATTATTCAGAAAAATATAGCGTAGAGATAGCCTTTGATGAAGGGCTACAACTACTTAAATATTCTCCAGGTAAACGTTACAAGGCGCATACAGATTATGGCCCAGACGGGGCAGAGCATAGAGTTTTATCAGGATTAATATATTTAAACCCTGGAGAATATTTAGGCGGAGGAACATATTTTGTTAATTTTAAAGAAATGGTTAACCCAGAGACTCCTTCCCTAGCATTATTCCCATCAAATTATGCATATCAGCATGCGGCCCAACCAGTATTTGAAGGATATAAATATGCTATCGTAACATGGTTTGGTCCACCGTGGTTTATTGGTAGAGGATAATTATGGTAGAAGTTAGAGATCCTTTTATTGTTAAAAATTTTTTTTCGGATAAAAAGTATAAAATTTTAATAGAAAATATTAATTCGATTAAAAAAAGTTCGTGGGAATTTGAGCCATTTTATAATAGATACATATATCAATCAGAATATTTAAACAGAATTTCTTTATTAGAGTTAAACAGGGCGCGTAGAGATTTTAATAGCAATACTCTTCTTTATACCTATTCATTATTATCTTTATATAATCAAAATAATTCAAATTTATTTAAACATAAAGATGATAATGCCTGCACCTACACTTATGATATATGCCTGTATTCTAAAAAACCTTGGCCTCTAGTAGTAGAAGATAAAGAATATATTTTAAATACTAATGAAGGCCTGGGGTTTTACGGAGAGGATCAGTGGCACGAAAGGCCACCGATTGAACCAGAAAATAAAGTTTTGATGATGTTTATACACTTTGCTGAACCTAACCATCCATTTTTTCAAGACTCTGGAGTTATTTAATGAACATAAAAAAACGTTACGACCCCTACACTAATACCATGTTAGATGTGGATAAAGAAGACAGAGAAAGAAAGTCTATTTTTGTTTCAATAGTATCCTATAAAGATCCTAATATAGTTTCAACTGTTGACTCTTTATTTTTAAATGCAAAAAAACCAGAGAATATTTTTGTTTCTATTGCTGTAACAGAAATTCAACCAGAACAAAATCCGTGGATTGTAGAACTTATAGCCAGGTCTCAAGTTAATAAAAATATTAGGTTAAATAGTATAAATATTAATAAAAGTCTTACATTCGGAAAATTAAAAAAAGTTGCTGACTCTGAATATAATAGAGAAGACTATTATTTATCTATATCTTCCAGGAGTGAGTTTGATCCACACTGGGACGACATTTTAATAAAACAATACGATACTATAAATAACATTCTAGATACTAATTTAATTATTACTGCCGAGCCAAGAGGCTATCTACCACATGATGATATAGTTAAAGGTTTTGTTTATTATACAAATCATAAAACAAAAGTTTCAATGCAAAGAGAAGAATATGATGGCAGTAGGATTCCTATATCAGGATATAATGAATTTATTAGCAGAAATAATATATATACAGATGGATCTATAGCCGATCAAGGATCAGATCTAAATGACTTTTTAATTCAAAAAGAAAAAGTTAAAAGTTGTGAAAAGTTTCTTTCTGACTATAATATTGTTGAATTTAATAATAGAAAATTTACTAAAGATGAATATATTGCTTTAGCATCAGGGGTGTCTCATAAATTTATGTTTTGTGAGGCAAAACAATATTTTAAATTTAATTCATCAAACGTCACCCTGCTTGATGAAATACAATTTAACTTTTACTCATTTATTAATTTAGTTAGGAATGAAGTATCGATATTATCTTTAAGGTTTATACCAATTTACTATTTGTATAAAGATGGAAGTTCCATTGTAGGCCCAGAGTATAGTCCCGCAAATCTTTACGATGAAGAAGAATATAAAAATTGTGAAGGCCTGTATCTAATAGATAGAAATATGAAAAAGTATTTAAATTCAAATAATAAATTAAATGAGTTGCTGTCGGTGGACTGGTCTGAAAAAAAGTTTAAAGTTAGAGAAACATTAATGGCTAATCCAATTATTAGTGCTATAAATATTTTTATATCTTTATATAATTTTTCTACATATGAGAATTCATTACATTGGAATAAAAAATGTTAGAAAAAAATATTGAGTTTACACTAACTGAAACTACCCTTGATAGGGTGGCAGAATTTCCAAGCCCAGCGATAAAAAATTTACCAGAATGGTATAAAAAAATGCCAGGGTATTCAAATAATCAAAAAAATATAAAAGATTCTGGAGTTAATGCTACAGTAAAAAAGTGTATGCCAGTCCTTGATGCAATTTCTAATGGATACATTATAAAAACATGTACAGATGTGAATTTTAACGATAACGAGGTTACATGGAGCATAAAGGATGCAGGTTTTGCCGCTGTGACGGGGCATTCTCCAGAACAAATACCTAATTATCCGATAATTTCATATTATAAAAAAGAAGTTTTTAAATGGACAAACCCATGGCATATAAAAACTCCTAAAGGATATAGTTGTTTATTCATAACACCAATAGGTCATGATCTTCCGTTTAAATTAATAGAGGGGGTAGTTGATACAGATACATTCCCACTTACAATAAACTTTCCTTTCTTTTTAGAAAATAATTTTAAAGGAGTAATTCCATATAATACTCCAATGGTTCAAGTAATTCCATTCAAGAGAGATAGTTTTAAATCAAAAAAAGGAATGTTTAACAAAATTAATTATCAGTCTTTAAAAAATTTCCACGACAAAACATTTGTTAATAAATACAAGATAAACTGGAGAAAAGAAAGGCAGTTTACATGATTTTTAAAAATAAATTTAAAAAAAATCATAACAATATAACATTTGTAGCCAGAGATGAATTTGTTTTTAAAGCAACGCAAGAACCAGTCCCAGCCAAATCACAATTCCCAGACTGGTATAAAAATATACCTACACATAGGACAAAAACCCCCGAATTTGAGCCAGGACAGGGTGTTCAGAATGCAACATTCAAACAATGTATGCCGTTTTTTGATAGTTGGACTATGGGTTATTTAATGCTTACCCCTTGCGATGTTGTAGTTGAAAAAAATTTTGACGGCAGTTCAGTAAAAGTTTATACGCATCCGATGTTTGATTTAATTGGAAATAGGGGCGCACCTAGCACAAATTCTATGCCGATACCTAAAGACTACTATCAAAATGAATTTACATGGATGACCCAATGGGAGGCACAGACTCCTCCTGGATATAGTTCTTTTTACACTCATCCAATAAATAGACCAGAATTACCATTCTATACAATCTCTGGTGTAATGGATACAGATAAATGGTATATTACAGGGAACCATCCTTTTATAATTAAAAAAGGTTTTGAGGGCGTGATTCCTATGGGCACCCCTATGATGAGCATTATTCCGTTTAAAAGAGACTCTTGGATTTCTGATAAGAGAGAGATGAGTAAAATTGAGCATGATATATTGCAGAGTAAAGTTCAGAGACATGCCACCGCTGGATATAAAAAAGAATTTTGGGAAAGGAAGGAATTTTCATGATAGTAGAGTGGATACCACAAAGTCAGTATGCATCAGATTATATAACACCTCCAAAACCTGCTAAGAACTATATTCCAGACTGGTATAAAAATTTGCCTCCTTTCCATTTAGGACATACTCCAACAATTACTAATGGCAGGGCTGATAGCACAGAAAAACAATGTATGCCTTTATTAGATACATTTAGTTCTGGCTATATACAAGAAGCCTGGTGCGATATTTCAGTAAGAGTCGGTGAAGACGGTAAAAGTATAATTACTTCCGCTAATCAGCATGAAAAGGTTGTACAGGTAAGGAGTGGTCCAAATAAAATAAATCCAAAAGATAAAAATTATTATCATTCATATGAAGATCATTTAAACTGGTGGACACATTGGGAGCCAAGAACTCCAAAAGGGTGGTCAACATATTACTCTCATCCATTTAATCAATATGATTTACCTTTCAGAACTGTTGATGGAATAATAGATACTGATAGATGGTGGATTGGTGGATCTGTACCATTTTTATTAAAAACAGGATTTGAAGGTGTTATCCCACAGGGAACTCCACTATATCAAATGATGTTTTTCAAAAGAGAAAACTGGAAGTCTGAAGTTTTAAAATATGAAGATATAGAAAAAGAAAGATCAAGATTACATTCAAAAGTTTTTAATCATTTTTATAACGGTTACAAAAAACATATGTGGGTTAAAAAAACATATGAATAAAATTTTTGTTTGCGTTCCCACTATGAACGATTTTGAATTTTTATCAACTATAGAAAGAGCGTACGACTATGCATCATATCCAGATAATCTGTCCATTGCTACAACTATATTTTGGAAACCAGAAGATATAAAAAACAGTAAAAAACCATTTTTTACACATATTAAAAAACATTTAGATAAAAATTTTAAAAATGTTAAATATGATATACAACCTTGGTATTTATATCCTGGAGTGGGACAAGGTAGGCTGTCACCAACAAAATTTTTTAATTATGAAAAATATTTTCTTTCTATAGATTCACATACAGATTTTATTAACAGTTGGGATTCAGATTTTATAGAGTTATATGAAAGTTCTAGAAAATCATTCGGAAAATTAAGAGTTTTAACTACATACCTTAGTTCATATGAGAGTAATTCTATTATAGAAAATGGATCTATAAAAAAAATTAAAAAAACATCAAGATCCGAAACTCTAACAAATAGATGGCCCTTCTTTGACTTTTATAAAAATTTAGGAGAGGATTTTAAAAATTCTGAATTATTATTCCCACTACCAAATGATAGACTTATTACAGAAGAAGATTTAGAAAATATTTGTAAAAATATTATCGATGATAACTTTTTGCCTGCAAAAAAAATATCTGCACACTGTTATTTTACAGAAGCAAATCCTTGGCTTACAAAATATAATTTAAATATTGATAAAAACATTAAATTTTGGGGGGAAGAATTTTATCAATCATCTTTATCTTACGCAAGAGGATATAACCTAGTATGGTTTAAAAAACAAATACTATTTCATGAGTATGGCGGCAGTAAAAATAATGAGAGGGGCTATGAAAAATTTTATTCAAAAAATTTTAAAGATGATGAAGAAAAAATAAAAATATTTGAAAAATACATAAAAGACAATATTCGCGTTGAAAGTACTGATTCAAGTTTTAAAGTTAATGATAATGAAATTATTTTAAATTTATTTAATAATAATTTTTTCGGATATCTTCCTAGATCTATAAAAGGATTTTTAGAATATGAAAAAATTGATTTTATTAATAGAAAAACATCTCCTTGGTGGAAGGTTCCAGAAATAAATGTCGTATACAAATAATATTTATATTTTCTATATAAAAGGTTTTCATAATAAAGAAAATTTTTTGATATATAAAAATTTTTATAATAATATGGGGTTTAATGTAAAAGTTTTTGGGTCTGGCGATAAAGATAGTATAAACTACAGTCAAAGCATTAATGAATTATTTGAAAAAGAGAATGAAGAAATATTTATCATTATAGATAATTTAATTATTCCAAATTTCGCTATCTATCAAGCAATTGATTTGTGTAAAAAATATGAATGTTTGGTTAAGCCCAGCAATAAAATGTATGTTATAGAAGATAAAAATCAAGCAGAAAAAATTACTAATAGTCTTACACAAAATAAAATATTAGAAAATTTTAATTATTCTAATATTTCTCGTGGAGACCTTTGGCCCCTAAATGGAGCATGGGTGATTAATTCAAAAAATATAAAAAAAATTACAAATTTTCAAACCCCCGTAGGATACGATTTTGAACTTTGTTATAATTTTGGAGTCTCAGAAGGGATAATTTTTATCCAGTCCGACTCGTATAAATTAAACCCAAATATTATTAATATAGATGAAAATGTTTTATTTACCTATAAATCATATTTAAGATCAATAAAAAATTTATTTGGCTCTCCTAAAAATGTGAATTTATATCAAAACGAAGATTTAAATAAAATAGATGAATGCATGATTGAAGACAATATTTTTAATATAGATCAGTATTTTTCTAAAACAAGGTATATCTAACTCAGGGTATAATAACAATATGATTAAATATCTAGGGTCAGTAGGGGGCTTCATTCGATTGAATGGCCTGACTGATCAAACTTATAACTTGATGACCGTTTTTTCATCTTCTGCTAAAACACAAGTTTTATTTACTGCTAGTGTAAATAATTTTACTGGATCTGTGACAATGGGGACCTCTTCTGCATCCTTATATATTAATGGAGTTTCTTCAGGAATCCTACCGTCCCAAGAATGGGCACACCTTACTGTGTCTTTTGATAACAAATTGATAACATCAGATAGCAATAATTTTATAGTTAGGTTTGGAGATTATAATAACTCTAACTTTAATATTCAAAACTTATACATAATGGAATCATCTTTATCTTCTTCTGCCGTAGGGTATCTCCATAAAGAATTTACAGGAGCAGGAAGTCAGGTAGTTAGAGTGAATGACTCCGCTTCATATTCTATTAACTTTATAGATACTATAGAAACTAACTATACCTCTTCTTCAATAACATCCGTATACCAACCATTAAAGAATCAACTCAGGTTTGACAAAAATGTATCCGCAGCAACAGACATGTCTCTTACAAAATTTATATCGGCTTCAGCGATGATAAATGATGATCTATATATAGACGGTCATAATATAAATGAGAACGACTTTATCCTGTCTCTAACAGACAATACAGTCTACCAACTGACTGCTTCTTCATATCTAACTACTGCATCGAATGTTACAGGAGATTTTATAAGAATTTCTTTTGGCAGGACATATAAAGATAATCACTATCTTTATGCTAGTGGGTCGTACACGTTGACACCATTTAGATTAAAAATTGACTCATATCAGGTAGTTTCCGATACAAATAACCTTTAATGTGATATTATCAGGTACATGGGACTACAAATAGTACAAGATCCATCCAACTATGGAATATATGTTTGGCTTTTGCCAGAGGGTGGAATCTTTAAAGATGATGACGATAATATTCTTAATATTCCTTCCCTGCGCGGTGACATAGAAAAGATGGCAGAACTTCGTAAGGCTGCTTCACACTATGGTCAGTCAGAAGGTCAAGCAGTATTTATTCCTGGCATTGGTCGGGTAACAGAAGAAGAGTATCAAGAAGATAAATATAGAATGGATAATGGCCTCCTAACCCTAGGAGATACAGGAGCGTGGAGAGATGCAGCAAGAGCCAGAAGATCTTTGGATAGATAGTGTTCATATAGGCTCAACAAAATCTGAGCCTATGATGCAGATAGAAAAAGACGACTTTAAAGACGACGCTGAAACAATTCTTCAGTTGAATGGTCTTTCACAAAACTTTAAAAGATCTGCTAGAAGAAAATTAAACAAGTCTCTAGTAACTGCTGGAGGAGAAATTGTTACAGCAGACGATAATGTTTATTCTGGCGACGATGCTACATCAAAACAAATAATTCCAGATAAGTATGGATATGGCCTATTTGATGTGGTAGAGCCTCAATACAATCTTTCTGCCCTTGCTAAAATTTATGAACTTTCTGCGCCTAATTATGCAGCCATTAATGCAAAGGTTGCGAATATTGTTGGCCTTGGGTATGACTTACTTCCAACATTAAGTGTTATTCAAGGACTTGAAGACATTACTGATACAGAAAAATTGGCTAGGGCAAGAAGAAAAATTGCTAGAGAAAAACAAAAAACAATTGAATGGCTAGAGTCACGAAATGATGACGACACATTTACAATGACTTTAATTAAAGCCTATATAGATGCGGAGTCAACTGGAAATGGCTATATTGAAATCGGTCGGAAAGTTAATGGAGAAATTGGTTACATCGGTCATATACCAGCCTCCACAATGCGAGTGCGTAGACTGCGTGATGGATTCGTTCAGATTGTTTCTGGAAGAGCGGTATTTTTCAGGAATTTTGAAGGAAAAGAAAAGAATTCGATTACAACAGATCAAAGGCCAAATGAAATAATTCATATTAAGAACTACACTCCTACTAATACATATTACGGAGTTCCTGCAATTGTAGCCGCCAAAAATGCTATGGCGGGTAACGAATTCGCATCTAGATTCAACCTTGAATACTTTGAGAATAAGGCTGTACCTAGATACATCTTTTGGTTGAAGGGTGCAAAGATGAGCAGGGCGGCGGAGGAAAGACTGTTTGAATTCTTCCAAGGAAACCTTAGAGGTCAATCACACAGAACTGCTATCATTCCTATCCCAGGAGACACACCTGATAATAAGGTAGAAATGAAGATGGAGCCAGTAGAAACAACTATTCAAGACTCATCTTTTAACAATTATAAGAAGATGAATAAAGATGAAATACTTATGGCTCACCGCGTTCCTGCATCTAAAGTTGGATCTACAGAAGGAATAGGTCTTGCTGCTGCCAGAGAATCAGATAGAACCTTCAAAGAACAGGTTTGCCGTCCAGCACAGGACTCCCTAGAAAAGAAAATTAACAAAATTATCTCAGAGAAGACAGACATATTTAAATTTGAGTTTAATGAACTTACTTTAACAGATGAAGAAACTCAGTCTAAGATCGATGAAAGATATCTTAGAATGCGCGTCATTGTTCCGAATGAAGTTCGTGAGCGTCTAGGAAAATCTAGCCTACCAGATGGAGATAAACCAGTTATTTTAACTGGACCGCAGGCCGCTGAACAAAATGCACAAGCATCTGGTAATAGGTTAAGGGATCAAGAAAGATCTGCTAACCAGTCTGATTCGGGAGAACTTCCAAGAGCAACACAAGGCGATGGAAGGCAACAAAATTAATAAATATATATATAATATAATTGAAATGTTATGACGAATATTAATAAGGCACATTTCGATGTAGATGGAGACAATCTTCGTCTCACTATGCCTATCGCTAAAGTAGATGAAGAAAAAAGAATCGTTAGTGGATTTGCTACTTTAGACAATATAGATCGTCAGGGCGATGTTCTCATGTCCGAGGCTTCTAGAAAAGCCTTTGAGAATTTTAGAGGCAATGTTCGTCTTATGCATCAGCCAATTCCTGCTGGCAAAGTAGTTTCATTTAGAGAGAATTCTTTTTACGATAAAGAGACTGGTCAGACATACAGTGGAATTTTTGTCGATGCATACATTTCAAAAGGCGCTGAAAATATTTGGCAGATGGTTTTAGACGGTACGCTAACAGGATTCTCAATCGGTGGAAGAATCCTTGACTTCGAAAACTCAATGGATAAAAGTGATGACGAGTCCCCTGTAAGAGTCGTTAAAGAATATGAATTGATGGAGTTGTCATTAGTTGACTCTCCCGCTAATCAATTTGCTAATATCTTTTCTATTCAAAAGTTAGGTGACGAAATTATCACATCTGGTATTGCTACAGAATTTACAACAGATACAGTTTTCTGGTGTGCATCAGACGCTATCGCCTTCTCTGACAAGGTTGAATCAATGGAGTGCCCCTCATGTAAATCATCTATGGTAGAGATAGGGTGGGTAGAGTCCACTGATATCAATAAGAATCAAGAGATTGGAAAACTAGTGGACAACTACTTAGTAAAAGCAGATTCAGTAAGCACTGGCGATTTTGTATCATGGGGTTCATCTGGTGGAACTGCTCGCGGTAAAGTACAAAGAGTTGTAAGAACTGGAAGTGTTAATGTTCCAGGTTCAGATTTTACAATTACCGCAGAAGAGGGAAACCCTGCTGTCCTTATTAGAGTATACAGAAAGGGCAAAGATGGGTGGGAGGCAACAGATACAGTGGTTGGACATAAAATGAAAACTCTAACAAGAATTTCTTCACTTGGCAAGATGCATGATGAGGATCTTGAAGATGAAGAGGAAATGCACAAGGAGACAGTGACTAATGAAGTCACTCCAAATCGTAATGCACAACAAGGTATTCGTGGTGGAATACCAAAAGAGAAGAAGAAAAAGAAGGTCACATATAAAGCCGACCAATCCCCAATACAAGAAAATGATTTCGTTGCATTTAAGTTAGACTCCTCTATTGAAAAAGGTAGAGTAGAGTTGCTTAATAGCGAAAAGGCTAGCGTAAGAATATATCAGAAGAATAAAAATAATAAGTTTGTGAAAACAGACAGAATTATCGTTAAAGAACTTTCAGAACTTACAAAAATAATTGTTTCTTCTATAACTAAATCTATTTCTGATGAATCATTTAGTCAACTACAAGACTTAATTTCTCAACATAATGAAAAATATGGTAATGTTACTCATAAGAATGTAGCCGTTAATGATGTATTAGAGGTTTATTCTAGAGGAATACAAGCATTCAATGCTAGTCCAGCAAAAAGTGATAAAGAAGTGGCGGACATGTGGGCTAAAGAAAGAGTAAATGGATTCCTTAATGCTATAGCAAAAGGAAAATTCAAAAGAATGCCATATGACACAGATTTGTTGCCAACTGGTCACCCATTGTCAACAAAAAAGTCTGGCGAGGTAGATGATTCTCCGCTGACTTTAGAAAAACAAAAAGGAGGTGTTGAAATGGCTGAAAATGAAACAAGCCATGAAGAACTTGACACCGCCCAGGCTATTGACGAAACTTCTGTAGAAGAAGTAGAGTTTGAAGTGGAAGAAACTATAGAGGGCGTCGTTGTTGAGGCTCTTGCAATGGCTAAGGCCGATGGCATTGAAGAAGATGCCACCGACGCTTCCCCAGAAGTTTCTGACGTAGAAAAGGCTATGGGTGAGGTTAAGTCCTTCGTAGAAGAAGCACTCGCAAAGTCTGTTGAATCCAGCACAGAATCTCTTGACAAGATTACTAATGCTGTTCTTGAACTTTCAAAGGCTGTTGACGAGAAAATTGGACAACTTCAATCTAAGTATGAAGAAGTCACTAAGAGTTTGGCTGATCTCAACAATGCTGCTACAGAAATTGCTACTCGCGTAGAATCTGTAGAAGAAGAGACAGCAATGAAGAAGTCTGGCGAACTAGAAAATAGTATCCCAGAGCAACCCGTAATGAAAAAGTCATTATGGGGCGGACGCTTCCTCAGTTCCGCAGATTTATTTAACTAATTAAAATAAGAAAGAGAGGTGTAAAGAAAAGCATGAGTGACGTAATTAATAAGGCCGCTGCCGCAGTAAATGTCGGTACAGGTGCAATCATCTCAGATCTCGCTTCTAGCGGTGATATGGAGAACTTGACCACCAACCCATTGACTCAAAATGGTGGCGTCCTACTTCCAGAACAATCCCGTCAATTCCTAGACTATGTTTTCGATCAAATGGTTCTAGGCAACGACGGTCGTAGACAAATCATGCGTTCAAACACTGCCGAATTTGATAAGATTCAGGTTGGTACACGTTTGATTCGCAAGGCATCACAGGCAAGCGAGAACATTTTCGATGCTGGTGCAGGCACTACAGGTTATGCTAACCGTGGCGCTCAATTCACTAAGGTCGAAATCGTCACAACTAAGTTCCGCTTGGACTACGAACTCTCAACTGAGGCACTTGAGGATAACATTGAAGGCTCCGCTCTTGAAGATCACATTGTCCGCCTAATGGCTGGTCAATTCGGTAACGATCTTGAAGATATCGCCATCAATGGTGTCGCTGCTCAGGGTACTGCATCCTACGCTGG